ATTTCATAATCTTGCCGAATGATATGGACTGCTTTTCACCGGAAACAAGGTTCGCCCGTGTCCCCGCCTGTGAAAACTTGTTTGTTATATTCCCGCCGTTCTCTATGTTCTCGCCATTCGCGCCAACGTCAAGGGTTTCTTCTTTCCCTGTGTTCTTATTTAAAAATTTAATTTTGTCAAATACCGACATTTCCCCACTCCTTCTATGAAATCGTTATCATCTTATTGGTTGCATCATAGGATATGTTGCAGGCCCCGTCCTTACCGGCGGCTCCCGTGTCCCCTTTGGGACCTTGCGGGCCGGTAGCCCCGGTAGCACCTTTGGCTCCTGTCGCGCCTGTATCACCCTTCGGCCCTTGCGGGCCTGCCGCGCCCGTGGCTCCTTTGGCTCCCGTCGCACCCTTGATGCACCCAACGTATGTCCACTTCGCCGCTGATGCCGCCCCGCCTGTCGCGCATCTGTAAAAATTCCCGGTGGACGTGTTGAGATAGTAGTCCCCTACCAGTGCGGACGCGATTCCGCTCCCGGAAAACACCGTAGCCGTCGCACTTGTGCCTGTAATCGCTGTCCCGCTGTACCACTGGCTCCCCCGGGTTCCGGTTGCTCCTGTAGAACCTTTGGCTCCCGTTGCCCCTGTGTCCCCTTTCGGTCCCTGCGGACCCGTCGCACCTGTATCACCCTTGGGGCCTTGCGGGCCGGTCGCCCCAGTATCCCCCTTCGGTCCCTGCGGGCCGGTCGCCCCCGCTGCCCCGTCCTTTCCCGGTGCCCCCGTGGCTCCTGCCGCACCCTTGATGCACCCGGCATACACCCACTTTGCCACGGTCGCGGTACCAGCAACCGTACATTGGTACATATTTCCGGTAGACGTATTAAGATAATAGTCATCAACCAACGCTGAGGATATTCCGGAACCGGAAAATACTGTCGCTGTGGTACTTGTTCCTGTAATGGCTGTCCCCCAGTACCATTTACTTCCACGGGTACCGGTCGCCCCCGTGTCCCCCTTAGAACCCTGCGGACCGGTTGCACCCGTCGCACCCCTGAGGCCTTGCGGGCCGGTGCTTCCCTTGGAACCGTTCCTTACCTTCATCTCACCGGACGTTCCATCCGACAGCATGATTGTGACGACATTCTCGCCCCCGTCTGCAGTGGACGTGGCAGTCTGGCTGACTGAAAGGATTGATTTTTTGCCGTCCAAGGTTTCCTTTACTGTGCGCAGGATGGAATCGGCCTGTTCGATGGTTATTGCCCCCATATAGGACGCCTCCTTGTCAATAGAATAGTCCGGACATTGTACAATCCCCCGCGCGCCCGGACACGCACAGGGGGATGCCCGCCCCGTCAGCTCCCGAATATCCCGGTCAGCATCTCGGCCACCTCCTCGTCGGTCGCATAATTCAGCCCGCGCACCTTCTCCTTGTCCTCGGTGGTGTAGTCCTCGGTGGACAGGCCTTTCCCCTCCACCTTCTCCACGTAGCCGCCCATGTCAACCGTGGTGTCGTCCAGCCGCTCCACGCTGCCGCCGACCAGCGCATAGATGTCATAATGCCCTGTCGCGCTGTTCATTACAAGGTACAGCACGTTCTCCACCGCCTCGTCTGCGGCGGGAACCGCGTCAACCTTCTGGAATCTGGCGTGCCCCGTGGCGGCTATCGCCGCCTGGATTGCGGCGGCCACCTCCGATTCCGTCTGAAACTTCTTGTCGTTCTGCAGGCCTGATACGGCCTTCGGAATCTTCTCCTCCACTTTCGTCATCGCGTCCGCCAGGTTCTTCATCTTTAATGGTTTTTCTTCGTTGTATGCCATTTTTTGTTCCCTCCTCTGGTTTGTTTTTTATGGTTTAACAGGCATGGCGGCCTGAAAAATCCCCGCTGCTGCTCCCTGCCTCAACTGTCAAACACTTCCGCGAGCATTTCCGATACTTCGGCATCCGACGCGGCCGCGCCACTGACGGCCCCCAGCACATCAACGCTGATCGTCCCGTCACCATCAACGGCGATTCCCTCACCTATTTTTACTCCCCCCAGCTGCTCTTTTGATGCCGCCGGGAGCATGTAGCCGCCGGAGCCTCCCCCTCCGGACGCGCCGTAGAAGAATGCCAGCGTTTTGTCGTCCGGCTCATAGGCAATATCCATCCGGTTACCGTCCAACCGGTCTATCTGGTTCTGCAGCTCCCCGATTTCTGTCAGGGCATCCGTCCGCTGCCAGCATCCGGCATCCCATTCCCCCGTTGTCGGCTTCGTGCATTTATACAGCACATCCCCGTATATGCAGTAATCGCCGGTCTGGTACTGGATGTTCGCATTGTACTTGTCCGCAGACCCCACACTTCCACTTAACTGGTTTATCTGATCCTGCAGTCCCTTGACATCCTTCTTTGTTGCCGTTACCACGTTCGGATCAACAATCAGCTCTACGCTGTCCGTGTTTGTCAACGCCAGTTCCATCGACAAATCCAGTTCGTGCAAAATACCGTCAGAAATTTTCACTTTCTGTGTGTCAGGCGTATTGCAGACCGCAACCATCCCGCCTCCATCATCAAAAATACCCATTTCCCTAATTGTAAAACCACCCACGTTTGACGGTATCATACTTTCCACAATTAGAAGATTTTCAGAATCACCGCTAATGTAACAGGCATTTACCGGCCCCCTCCAGACTTCGTTTTTTAGTCCTGTCATCTCTGCTGCTGGTTCATAATTGCCCCCGCCTCCATCACCTACCGCAAATTCCGTGATATTCACCTTTGTTTCGTCCTGCACGGCTTTCAGCATTTTTTTTACGCCATAATCCGTCACGACTGTATAATACTTGCTTGCCATTAATTACTGCTCCTTTCTGATTGCCCCGCTTTTCCTGCAATCCCACCCGGAAGCACTGGCTTCACTTTTAGGCTGATTTTCTCCCGCAGATACGCTTCCACGGCCTTGCCACTTCCGGCTTCAATCCCTGCCGGAAGAAACGGCTTTACTTTCAGCTTCGCGCCAATTTTGTGAAACCCCGCCGTCTTTACTTCTGCCCTCCCTGTACTGATTGCATAAAATATCCCATCACAATGGGAACGCAGATTTTTGTAAAACCACATTTTTTCTTCAATCTGCTTCGTTGTTTCCGCTGCCAGCCCTGTATTCCCTATGTCAACCCTGACTTTGAAATGGTATGGCTCTCCTCCGTATTCAAACCATTCCTCAACCGTTGCCATCTTATATACATCTGAAAGTGCTTTTTCCACTGCGCGCTTCGTGCCAATCTTTTTATGTATGCCCACGCTGCTTTTCAACACATTCCGTTTTGTTTCAATCGGATATGAATAATCGTACCAGTCAACGTGCAAGTCATACGCCAGAATGTCCAGCAGTTCTTCCGGCAGTTCGTCAATTCTCGGATATATCAGCACCGTCTTTGCAAGCCCGGAAACTTCCAGCAGTTCCCTTGCCGCCGCCCGTGCAAGTACGACCATTTTGGGGTCATGTGTCAGCGGCTGGGGAAGATATTTGACAAAATCGCTTTCATATATTGTTTCAGACATCTTCCAGTCCCCCGTTCAATACAGTCCTGCCCGTTATCCTGCCCACTTCCGTTGGTGCTACCATCCGGAACAGCGGCTGTCTGACCTCCACACGTTTTGCGCCAGCCGCCATCATCATCTGCGTCAAATAGGACGGGTTGATGTCCCGCCCCATTTTCTCCGTCTGCCATTTTATGAAACTGTCAACCGCTTCCCGTATGTTCGCCTCAATGGCCGCTGGGCTTGTGCCGCTGCCTTTTGTTATGTAAAATGTCACATCCACTGAAAAGTCTACCGTTTCCGGGTTTGCCACCGTCACAAAATCCGTCAGCGGCCTGATGTCGTCAGCACTCAACGCTTCCCTTGTTGCTTCCAGAAATGCGTCCGTTGCCAGTTTCCCGTCTTGGAGCAAAATCCTGATGTCCACAACGCCCGGTGTCGGGCTGGTCGCCACGACATCACTGATTGCGGGGGAAATGCTTTTTGTGTAGTATATATACCCGTTTGCCGGCCCCGCCGTGCTGAAACTTTCCATGCTTCCCCTCATGCGTTCATAATAGCTGGCGTTGTCTTCCTTTTCCGCGCCGCCGCCCGTTGCCGTTATGTTTTCCGCTTTCTGGAAGTGGTCAAACAAATCAACCATTTCACGGACCTGCCCCGGCAGCAGGTCATTCCCCACTGTACCCGGCTGGGTGCAGACCGCCTCGACATCCCCGTAAGTGTCCCCGGCTTTAATTTCCAGTACTTCGCTTGTCGCGAACATAATCAGGCCGTCAAATGAAATCCGTGTGCCGACCGGAACGATTGTTGACTGCCGCTGCGGCTCCGATATGTAAAAACGGAACATTGCGGACGCGGGGGACGCTGGAAGACGCTGGGTGTTTTTGAATAGTTCTGCCAGATTGTCCAGATAGCCCTCATTCTCCGATTTCGCCGCATACCTCGGAACATTCATTTTAGCCGTTTCATTTATTAGTACACGCTGCTGGACTATGACTGCCGCCATCCATGAAATAAAAATGCGTTCTGGGCTTCCCGGATGCACTTTATACTTTTTCCTCCCAGTTTCCTTTTGCAGTTCCTCATAAAGTGCAACCATATTGCTGATAACTGTTTCCGTGTCTGTTTCCACAAATTCAATATCCGGGTATATGGCCTCATTCAACATCTTCTTTCACCCCCTCCAGTTCAATAACGGGTATCAGCTTCCCAGCCATTGTATCTTCCTCAAATGTGACCGCCGCAATGACTGCCCGTGGCTCATATTCCTCTATCATGTCATAGACATACCCTACCAGAATGTTTTCAACCACCGGCAGCGGTCTTCCGTAAAGCTGTCCCGGCAAACCGCCGTCCCTGAACATGGGACAGGAATTTTTTATCAAATCCATCAGGACGGCTATATTTTGTATAACCTCCTGATGCACGTTGGCTGGGGAAAGGTCGATTTCCTGTAAAAGCGTCCCGTCACCTTTTATCATTTCCACGCTTCATCACCTCTTTGGATATTCCTTCATTGTCACTTGGGCCGTTGCCGCCCAGCAGTTCCCTTTATCGTCGTACCGCTCCATTTCTGCCGACACCTCGGAAATGACCCATTTATAGGAGCCGTACACCCTGCCGCCCAGCACAAGCCTTTCCACAATACCCTCGTTGACCATATCGTTTAATTTTTTGACTTCTGCCAACGGGTTCGTGCCATAAAAGACGGTAAAAGCCATTGTGAAGCTGATATTTCCCGGCTCTGGTCCTAGAAATTCCTGTACATCATTTTTTATATGCCTGTCGTGCGTCGCATATCGCGCAGAGGTTTTCCAGCTGATTTTGTCAAATGTCTTCACGGTGTTTTCAGACACGGAAAAAACCAGACTTCCAAAACTTCCAATTCTCGCCATCCGCTACACCTCCCCTACAATGAAGCCGTCACCGTCGCCGTCCGGGATCATGATACAAAGCACCGTTGAATTGACATCCGGAACCCATTCCGCTTTTTCTCCATCCGTTGCGGGAATGACAAGGACCGAGCGTTTGAGTATGTGCAGGGGGCCTGACGTTATCCCTCCCTTATCCTCGAATTTCACGCGGGCAGTCATTTTGCTTTTGTCCACGCTCATGACTTTCCCCATCCGGACCATGTTTTTCAGTTCCGTCATGTCCACCATCAATACCCCTCCAATACCTGTTTCAGTTCAATGTCCACCGTGTAGCCCCCCGTCAGCCTGTGGGTTGCCCTTGTGATTTTATATTTCCTGTCAAAGGATTGGAAGCCTTCCAGCCGGACGGTGCAGCCCGCCACAAGCTGCACATCACCGACCATCTTGAAACTTGCCGTAAACTGCTGCGTGTTTTTCTCACGCAGCCGCTTTTTCGCCAGTTCGTGCGCCTCCTCCGTGCTGCTCACTTTCTCGTTGACTTCCAGCACCTGCCCCGTACCGCCCGTGCTGTCCGGCGTGTAAGTGCTTTCTATCTTCTCTTTGCTGTCCGGGTCCGTATATGACACATGGCAGCTTGTGTATGCCGTATCATGCAGACTGGTCCCCAGCTTATATGTAATATAGTCCCCGCTGCCGTACCTGATAGTCTTTATGGGCGGCTTGCTGTCATATTCCGCAGCGTCATATATGACAACCGCCATGGTAGTTACTTTGATGGCAAGCCCCGCCGCCTTGCACAGCTTTTGCAGGAATTTTATATCTGATTTCTGTATCTGCTCCTTGCGCCTGTATACCGGGTTGTTTTCCGCGAGGTACATCACTTCCAGCCCGTCCTCTCTCCCTATCTGTCCCGCAATCTCTTTCAGGTTGCAGTTTTCCCATGCGCGGTTTTTCTTACAGGTCCGCATTGTGGAAGTATAGGGTATTGAAGTGCCTTTCAGCTTTACCCTCGTGGGCGGTCCGCTTGCGTCCATGCTGTCAAGTTCAAATGTGCCGCAGTCCATGACGACATCTTTCCCGTTGTCGTGCCAGTTTTTCTGGACAATTGTTGCGCTTATCAGTTTCGGTCCCGTCCCCTGCCGCCCTGTTTCCTTAGCTTCCGTGACAGTTGTTGTGACCGCCCCGCCTGTCGTTATCCTGAACACTTGTCCCGGATATATCAAATCAGGGTTCTTGATGTTGTTTTCCTGCGCAATCTGCGGGTGCTTTTTGCCGCTTCCCAGATACCGCTCTGCAATTTCCCACAGTGTGTCACCCTTTTTTACAGTGTAGTTTATGACATCATACTGCTGTACTTCCCTTTCTACCCGCTTCGCGGTCTGTATTACCGTTGGCGTTATTTTCAGCCAATCCCCCATCCACCCGCTTTCCCTGTCGTCAAGGACAAGCTCCAAATCGTCTGCTTTGTCTTCTTCCTCGTCCGTATATGTCATGCCCGACAAATATTTGTTGATGTCCAGCGGGACCATGACATTCTGGAACTTCAGCCGCAGTTCCACCCGCCGTGCTTCGTTCTTCGCGCCCATGCTATATCAGAAACCCCCTTTTCCACGGCGGCATCTCCATGTCAACCTCGTCCTCCAGTTCCGGGATGGTCAATACCACCCCAGCAGGAAAGACAAAGGTTGCGGCATGTTTTGCGTTTGCCTTTATCAGTTTATCCGTGTGCAGTACGCTTCCCATCTGTTCGTATGCTATTTTGTCCCACATATCCCCGGAAATGGTTGTATAGGTCTTAGTCATACCGCTGCCGCATCTCCTTGTCCGCTTTATCGTCAAGCAGGTTTTCCATCTGCCTGAGCAATTTTTGGTTGTTTTCCTCCAGTTTCTTTTCCAAATCCCCCGGCTTATCACCGTTCACAATGATTGTGGTGGGACTGCTGAAATTGATTGACTTCCCCCCGTTCCATGCCGCCGGGGCCGCTTTCGCTTCCTTTGCCGGGACTGCGTTCTGCACCTTCGCATACGCCCCGGCCTGTACGCTTGCCGCTTGTATCTCACGGTTTGCCGTTGCAAATTCCTTCTGTACCTTTTTCGTTTCGGCGGCATTCAATACCTTTTCGCCGCCGTTCATGAACACCATCTCCGGTCCGTTCTCGCCTACCATGGCAAACCCGCGTTCTGCGGATTCCGTACCCGTTGCATACCCTTTTGTTTTGTTGCCGCTGCCGCCGCTTGCCGTGTCCAGTGCCGCCCTTGCCTGTGCCGCAATCCCGGCGTATGCGGACTGGACTTGTGCTGACATCCCGTTTGCCCCCTCAATGAAGCCTTGTATCGTTGCCCGTCCTGCTTCTGCGGCTTCCGGCCCCAAATCCATCTCTTCGATGTCTGCCGCCAGTTCCTGCCCCAGCGCGTCCATCTCGCTTGTGAAGTTCGTCTTTAATTCCGCGATGCTGCCGCTTGCCGCCTCCTGCTCCGCTTGCAATGACTGCCAGCTCTGCACCATTGCCGCCAGTTCTTCATCACTTGCACTTGCCATCCCCGCAATGGCGTTCACGCTTTCTTGGGACCCGTCCGCAAAGCTGGCAATCATGCTGCTCAACCCCTCGATTGCCCCGGAACGCTCGGACAATGCCTGCAGGTTCGCGTTGTAGTCCTGCCAGTATGCGGCCTGTGACTGCATGGCGGTGTTTATGTCCGCCGCGCTGGTCTGCACCACCTCTGCCGCCTGGTCCCACAAGGCATACTGCCCGGAAATACTGTCATAGGCTGCATTGTAGGCTTCACCATAGGCTTCTGCCAGTTCTTCCACCTGCTGCCGCGCGGTCCCCACCGCTTCTGAAATCGCCGCCTGTTGCTCTGCCAGAAGCTGCGCCGCCTGTGCTGCTTCCGTTTCCTCTGCCGTCATCTCCGCGATTGCCGCTTCTGCATTCTTGATGACTTCTTCTGCTTTCTCTACTGCTTCCCTGTCTTCATCGACAGCTTTCTGGAAATTCTTCTGCTCCTTCTGCGCGGCGCGTATCTCGTCACTGTATCCATACAACGAATCCTGCAGTCCGTAATATTCTTCCGTCAGGAAATCAGCCGCAGCCGCGTAGGTCCCATATTTCTCATGGTATTCGTCCGCTTTCCTTTGCGCTTCCTGCATCAGGTCATTCATGCGCTCTTGGGCGGCTTCCATGTTTTCCGTCGCCGTGCGCTCCTTCATCTGGGCTTCCGTCAGCTTTATGCTGTTTTCCGCGGCTTCCGTTGTTACCGCGTTATATTCATCATACAGGCTGTTTAAATATTCCTGCCGCGCCTGTGTTTCCGCGTCCGCTTTCCATGCTTCCGTGTGCTGCCGCAGGGCTTCCGTGCCGCCCTCTATGCTGTCGTTTTCAAGGTCAATGATGCCTGTCAGTTCCGGGACCGTGCGGGTCAGGAGTGCAAGGATGTTGTGGTATTCTTGGTTTCCCTTCACGTTGCCGCCCGTCGCGGCTTCTATCTCCTCCAGCCTGTTGATATAGCTTTCCGCCACGTTCGCCGTCGCTTCCATGCTTGCGGAGGTTCCGGCGTATTCCTCCTCTGCCTCCTCCATGGCCGCGTTCATGTCCCTTGCCGCTTCCGTCAGTTCTTCCACGGACGGAACGCCGTCATCTGCAGCGGAAACAAAAGCGGTTATCCCGGCAGTTATCGCGGCAACCCCCGCAACCACCCCCATGATTATTCCTAGTCCGGGGATGGACGCCGAAAGCAACGCGGAAGCCGCGGCTGCAATCTTGGCCGCAGCCGCATACCCCATGATTCCCGCCGTTGCCAGCCCTGCCACTGCAACAAACACAGTCACCGCCTTTACAAGTGCCGGATTTTTCTCTATGAACTCTTTCAGCTTCGTGAACACCTGCGCCTCTATGGAATACAGTTCGCCCATGGCCGGGGTGAATTGTTCGCCCACCGCAATCGTCACGCCCTCCCATGCGGACTGTGCCAGCTTCAGCTGCCCGTTCATGTTGTCCATTTTGATTTTGGCCATGTTGGAAGCTGCTCCCGAACAATCATTTATTGACGCTGACAGCTTTTCAAAGTCCCCGTCCTCCGCGTTCATCAGCGTTATAAATCCGCTCATTGCTTCTGTCCCCACCAGCTGCTCCGCGTTGTAAATCTTTTCCGCTTCCGTCATTTCCCCGAACCGCTGACGCAGTTCCGAAATGATTTCGCTCAGCCCCCTCATGCTTCCGTCCGCGTTCTGGGTTTCAACCTCGATTTCCCCAAATGCAGCGGAAGTCAGGGTTGCCCCGTCCGTCAGCTTTGAAAACATTGTGCGCAACGCCGTCCCTGCCTGTGTTGACTTTATCCCGCTGTTAGCCATCAGCCCTATCATGGTCGCCACGTCTTCAACGGAATATCCCAACGCCCCCGCAAGCGGGGCGGCGTATTTGAACGTTTCGCCCATCAGCCCCACGCTGGTGTTCGCGCCCGTTGCCGTTGTCGCCAGAACATCCGCAAAATGCGCCGTGTCGGAAGCGGAAAGCCCGAACGCTGTCAATGCGTCCGTGATTATATCGGAAACGCCCGCAAGGTCTTCCCCTGAAGCCGCCGCGAGCTGGATTACCCCGTCCATGCCCTGCAGCATATCCGTGGTGTTCCACCCCGCCATTGCCATGTAGGTCATCGCCTCCGCTGATTCCTGCGCCGTATACTGCGTTTCCGCCCCCAGCCGCTTCGCTTCCGTTGAAAGTTCCTCTATTTCGGAAGCCGTCGCCCCGGAAAGCGCCTCCACCGTTGAGATTGTTTCCTCGAATTCCCCTGCGGCGTTGATGCATTCCATATACTCCGCAGTAATCTCCTTGATTGCCGTGGCTATCCCTGCGGCGGCTATGGCGGAAGCCACGGCGTTCATGGCTTCCACGCCCTTTTGCCCGAAAGTACCTGCGCTTTCGGCGGCTTCCTCCTGCCGGCTTCTAAGGCTCTGCATTTCGCTTTCCAGCTTCCTGCTCTCGCCCTCCAGGTTCCCCGTGTCAACGCCCGCCTGTCTTAAGGCTGCGCCCATCTGGTTCAGCCTGTCGGTCTGCTGCCCCAGCGAGGCGTTTGTTTTCTCAATCTGCTGCTGCTTCGAAACCAGCTTGTTTTCCAAATCGGAAGAGTAGCTTCCCGTTTCCTGTATCTCTTTCTGGATGTTGTCATACTGCTGCCGGAGCATTTCCAGCTTCTTCCTCGTGTTTTCGACCGCCGCCTGCTGCTTCTGGTATGCGGAGATATCGCCCTGCTTGCTGTTTAACTGTTGGATTTCCTTCTGCAGTGAGGAAATGGTTGACTGTGCGCTTTTGAACGTGCTTGCATAAGCCCCGTTCACCCGTGCGCTTAGTTTGAACGCCATTTCAAACTCTTTTCTGCTGCCTGTACCCGCCATCCCTTCGCTTCCTTTCTTCGTCAACCAGCCTGTTGTTCTCCTCTATCCATTCCACAAGCTCCACCAGCGGCATGGACAACCAGAATGCCACTTCGCCATAACCGTTCTTTGCCATGACAAGGCACTGGCGGCGCAACCAATGCCCTCCGTCACCTGCTACAATTCCGATTTCAGCAAAAAAGACCGCGCTTCGCTCCGTATCCTGTTGTATTCCCTTATCGGCATCGCGAGAAGCACGTCCGCGGGTACGCCGCTTGCCTTTGCCGCCATCCGTATCAGATAGCCCCCGGACAGTGACGGTATTACGACGGGCGTTCCCAACGCCAGCATCTCGTTTTCAATCGCCAGCCCGTCATTCCCGGTCAGCTTCCCCCAGTCAAAATGTATGCTCCTGTACTTCTCGCCCTCATACTCGAATTCCCTTTTCAGTTCGTGGGTATAACTGTATATGTTTTCCTTTTCCTCCGCTTCCTTCTTCGCCGCTTCCAGTTCCTTTTCATCAATCTTCACTTCTTCCATTTAACCATCCTCCAAAATATTTTCCATGGCGGCAGGGACGGCCAGCGGTTCCCCGCTGGCCGTCCCTGCCGCTGTTTCTGTCCTAGGCCTTTCCCAACGCCCTCCGGACCGGCTTGAGATAGTCTACGCCGTTGATAGTGCACTTGAAGTTGAGTGGGTCAACCTCCGTCACTTTCTTTCCGTCAATATACATGGTGTAGGATGAAACCGCATACTCCCCGCTCACGTCAGCCGTGGAAGCCGCAGCCGCCTTCCCCAACGTCGCCTTTTTCGGCTTCACCTTCATGACGTGCTTTACATTTGCAATTTCCGTCATGCTGGTCCTCATATTCATTTTCTGCTGCGCCACCCGCAGGTCAATCCTGTGCACGCGGGGTTCGAGCAGCTTGATTGCGTCTGCCCCTACCGTCCGGAAGTTCAGTGTCGTGGTCATTGCCGCCAGATGCCCGGTAACAATTTCCTCCACTTTCCCGCCAATCCCCGCGCCGCTTATTTCCGCCGTCAGGAATTCAAGGTTCGGAAGCGTCACTTCCGTTGTCCCCATGTATTCCGTTCCGTCTTCATACACGGCATAACTTACAACCAATTCATCAATCTTAGCCATCTTCCATCCCTCCTTTATGCCGCCAGCAGTCCTTCAAGGTATGACAGGTCATATTCAAGGACAAATTCAAGCTTCTGCAGCGGGCTTGGCGGTGTCAGATAGATGTGGAATTTCACATATCCGGCCATCAATGCCGTGTCCGTGTTCTCTTCCTCCAGCATTTCCACCCTGCCGCCCAGAATCCTATCCTCCGCAGTCAGACCGTTCAGCCAGTCGTTTATGCCCTGCAGGATTGCGTCAATCAGTACGCGGGTCAGTCTGCGGTCCGTATACGACCAGTAGGACAGGATGGCAGACTTCGCAACCCATTTGAACATCCGGTTGATGCTGTAGAAATAGTCCACCGGGTCAGTGCTGGCGGGGTAACAGGCCGTATAGCTGCCCCATGATGTAAACCCGTTATAGAAGTTCAGCCCGGTCACAATGCCGTTTTCGACCAGATAGTTGGCCTGCTGCAAATCCAGCACCACTTCCTCCCCTGCCGCCGTCACCATCCTATCGGCCTGTAGGGTCTTGTTCGCGGCGCTTTCGCAGGGTGTACCGCCGCCCAAATCCCCGTTGTTGTCAGTTGCGCTCATGCTGCCCGCCAGCTGCGTTGAAAAATTATAAATCCTGTCGCCCAACGCGACCTTGGGGAAGCAGACGATTTCCATGGGCTTCATGAAATTTTTATTTTTCTTCCATTGCGGGACATCACCATAATAGGTCACGCCCGTTTCCGCGCCTGTGTCAACATCCAGAATCGCCATTGCTTCAAATACGCCGTTGATGTTCTCAGCTTTTGCCGCCATGACTGCTGCCACCTCGGGGTCATGTGACCAATTCGGACACAGGATAATGTCCGGGACAACCGTATATTTCGGAAATACGCTGTCAATCAGTTCAAGCCCCGTGGTCTGGTGCGTTGCGACACTGTAACCGCCGATAATGTCATCTTTGGTTATCCGTGCAGGATCAACCTCACTGCAGGTCACTTCCACCGCTTCCGTCTGGTCTGTGAAAAACTCAACCACGCAGTTATCATCATTGTAGAACGTGTCAAAATCCGTCCCCCGCTCCTTGTCTTTCACTCTGACCGTTTCCGCAATCGTCTCAAGCGGAAGCAGAATCTGGTTGTTTTCCGGGGTCATGGACTTTGCCGCGACCTCGGTTTTGTGCTTCTCGGGGTCCAGCACGTTCACCAGAAAAATAGGGGCTGTCTTGTAAAGCTGGAAAGCGGAATAGATTTCTTCGCAAATCCCGTATTTCTCCCAATCGTCAGAATAGCCCATCTGCTGCACCGCTTCCGCGTAACTGTTCGCCATCACGACCACATTGACCTTTCCGCCCACCATCTGAACCGGTGCTGCGCCCACTGCAAAATGTACGCCGCTTTCCGCTATGACGGGTGTTGAGACGCTGGTCGTCTTTCTGCTTGCGCTCACGCCATGTGTTATGTTTGCCATGTGCCTATACCTCCCTTTCCACGGCTACGGCAGCTGCGGAAGCAATGTCCGCATAATATTTGTTCAGAATGTTTCCGGCTGTCCTCACCTTGTCCTTTTTCTCTGCCAGACCCGCAACCGGGACAAGCAACCTTTCTGCCAGCGGGAATTTTTCAAGCACTGGTGCAAGCTCTTTCTTTATTTCCTCCCGCGTCCCCTCGAAAACCCTGTTGGCCTTCAGCATTGCCCTGGGCAATGACGGCCCTATGTAAATCAGTTTCACCGTTCCCGGCTTTTCCTCTGCCGCCCCTGCCGTTTTGGCGGCTTCTGCGGCTGCTCCTGCCGCCGTCTTTTTTACTGCCATAGTCCCCGCACCTCCCTTTCGATAGTCGGTATGCTCCAATTCGTCATTATCTCCCCCGCATAATAGGGGGCTTCCATATCCTGATACATGATGTACTCAAACGGTTTCTGCAGGACAAACCTGCCGCCGATTATGACCTGCTTCTGCAGACGTTCCCGTATCCGCAGGATAAGGTTCAGCAAAGCCAGCGGCCCATCCTGCCCGTTTTGTGAATATGTGACAATTATTATGCGGACTTTGCAGGTGCTTTCCTGCGGCTCCCCGTCTTTCTTGTCATCCACCCCGGTCAGAAGCTTCAAAAGGATATACGGTATCTGCTGTGTGGTATCATCCTTTTCCGGCAGTCCCATCTTATAGACTTTCGCCGCCCGTTCCTTCTCCGTCGCCGTCCCCGTCCGCACCCTCACCTCAAGCAGTATGTCCTTCGTGTTTTCCTCAATGAATTTCTGCAAATCATCAAGCAATATCGCCGGTGTCATGCCTTACCCTCCATACCCGTTCAAAATACGGTTTATTTCATGTTCCACACGTTCGTTTACTTTTTCCTGCACCGCTTTTGTCAGCTTTTCAACAATCTCGCCATTTCCCACCATCTGCGCACCCGACAGGCCCATGATTTCTTCAATCGGAATTCTTTCATTCCCGACCCTTTCAAATATCCCGATATGCCCGTTTTGCATCTGCGCCACGAATGCGTGTTCAAACGCCGTCCAACTTCCCTTTTTCAGTCCGGCCCGTACTTTCTTCCCGCCGCTGCTGTGCGATACGTTGAACTGGTACAGCGGTATCTTCACCCCGGAAAACGCAATATACCCTGTCAGTCTTCCCGCGCTTGCATTCTGCACCCGTGTAACCGTCGCGTTGTTAAACTGGCTCTGCTTCACCGCGTAAACCTGCCTTACTTCCCTCAATGCCTGTGTCTTTGCATAGGAAAGCCCCCTGTTAATCGCACTGGAAAAAGCCCGCTCCGTCCCTTTCGGTATCCCTGCGAGCAGCTTCTGCGCTTTCTGCATTTCTTCAACGCTTATCTCAATCATTCGTCCAATAACTCCAATTCCAGTATGATTTCCCCGTCCTCACAATCCGCTTTTGCCACCCGGTAAATATTGACCGCCCCGGCTTCCTCCATCTCAATCCTCCGCCCGCGTTTCGGTACAACCCCCAAATCACGCAGGGCGATATACACCAGACACTGCGCCCGGTGCATACCCTCCGCATGGTCCGCTTCCAGCTGTTTCCGTTCCTCTGCAGCCGTGTGGTCAATGACTGCCGGAACCCTGTATTGCTTTTCCAGATACCAGATATTTGTTTCATGCGCAAATTCCGCAGGATTGTGGAAAACATTCATGTCGCTGTCAAGCAGCGCCTTGAAGTCCATTATACGGGTTGCGCCACGAACCAGCTGTCCACGTCATGTGGGACGCAGAGCGGCGCGGAGGAAAGGTTGAGGAATCTTCTTGCCGGTTTGCGCTTAGTCCATGTGTCCGGCACAAGCTTCCCCTCGACGGTGCGGAAGTTTCCTTTGGGTTCGTCAATCAGGGTAATCGCACCGTAGTACATGGACCAGTCAACGCTGCTGCAAAGCAGCGCGAGTTTGTTTTCCGGCACGAGCGGCTTGTCTTCCGGCTTTTCCGGGTTCGTCCAGTCGTCCAGATACCATTCGTTGTACTTGTAAATGTCCAGACCGATTTCATGGATGGTTCCGACATAGGTCACGCCATTAGGGAGTTGGCGGGGCTGGATAACCGCCAGATGGTAGTTTTTAATGTCCAGCAGCTCCTTTACTTTCGGATGGTTTACAAATGCCGTTAGAACGGCTTTTCCCATAACGCAAATGTCGCAGTTCAGAAAACCGTTCTTCTGCACCGTTTCATGCCAGCGTTTCAAATCCTCGATGGGGTTGCTCTTTTCGTTTGTCCACTTTTTGGCCGCCTCTGTGATTTCCTCGTGGTTCGTAAATTCAAACGTGATGACCTCGTTCACGCCGTCGCCGATAATGGGAATCTTCCCGGTGAAAATCGTCTGTGCGCACATCAATTCTTCACGGCGGGTAATCATTTCCCGCAGTTCAATGAAGTCTTCCGCCATCTTCTTAACCGCCCGCTTCGCAGGGGTACTCCCGGAATACATATTTTCTCCCTGTCTTCTCTCCAGCAAATCATCAACCGTGGTCACTTTCTCCGGCGCGACTAACGGCGGCGTGTAGGTCTTTGTCTCATACCCGGTGTTGGGTACAATCTTGCCGCCAATCACACGGGACACGAACGGCGCGACTTTCCTGCTGCCCTTCCTGAAATCCACGTCAACGCTTTTGGTTACAAATGTTTCCTCACGCCGGAAGAATGTACTCCTGAAAAAAGTCCTCACCGGGGGCAGCTTCTTGACGATTCTTCCCATCGTCCTCGGTTCATAAATGGATACTTCGTTTGCCATTGCCTTTTCGTCCTCCTATCTCAAAAAAATTGACAGCTTGCGCAAGCTGTCTTTCAGTGCCTCGGTTTCCACGCCGTCCGGCAGCGTGATTGCGTCCGCGAAAAACTCCCCGGTCATGTAATATACGACGGAGTCGCCGTCCTCTGCCGCTTCCGCAGTAATGCCGACCACCCTGTCAACGGTTTCCGCAGTCACCGCGACAATGCTTCCGTCATCCGCTTTTGCCACGGGCGTATGTTCTGCCAGCTTCGCCCCGGCCGTCCCGCTCTCCGGCAGCGTGGGGAAGTCCCCGGCAAAGAAATTTTTAGGTTCTGTGTGTCTTGTTTCGACTGCATATTTTGCCATCCTCTTTCCCCCTCCTTAGTCAAATCTCAATGCGTCAATGGCCGCGTCAAACGGGTTGCCCCCACCTGCGCCGCCATCGTCTGCCGACCCCGCCACCCCGTTCGCGCCGCTTTCCTCCGCATCCTTTGCGCGGTCTTCCAGCCACTTTTTCCCTGCCCTGTTCTGCTCCGCAATGATTCTTACTGCCACCTGCTCTGCGGTGCAGGGATGCCCGAATTTTGCATCGGACACGATTTCTCCATAATTGCCGCCCGCCATATCCTCAATGGCCTTGATGCGGCTTCTTTCTTCCGCTGCCGCTTCGTTCCGGATGGTTGCCACCAAATCCGGGTAGGCGGCTTTCAATGCGTCAACCGTTGTAATTGTGTTTTCTGCTGCCATCTGCGTTTCCTCCTTTTTCTCCTGCTCTGGCCTGTTTTGTGGTGCTGCACTATTTATTAAACCACCCGGATTGTGCGGGCTGTTCAATAACTCCCTGGGGAAATTCCTGAAATGTGAAATATCCATTTCTATCCCATTCACGGTGACTTTTGCATCGTCCCCAATCTCCAATCTCGAATCCTCAAACATGAGTTCATCACAAAAGCCGTTCTTAACTGCATCCTCGCCGACCCACCACGTTTCATCTGACATGAGCGCCGATATTTCTTCCTCGTTCCTCCCCGTCTTCATGATGTAGGCGTTGACGATGCTCTGCTTGACAACTTTCAACTCCCCGGCCATCTTCTCAAAATCTCCCGCCTGGAATTGCCCGAAGACTACCATTGCCGGATCATGTATCATGAAAACGCCGTTTCTTGCTATCTTAATCCGGTCCCCGGCCATTGCGATGACTGTGGCTGCCGAAGCTGCCCAGCCGTCAATCTCAACTGTTATTTTTGCCTTGCTGTTCTTCAGCCGTGTAAAAATCGCGTTTGCTGCGAACACGTCACCGCCGCCGCTGTTAATCCTCACAACGATTTCTGGCACGTCACCCAGCGCGGCAAGTTCCTTGTTGAACTGCTTCGGCGTTACGTTCTCCTCATCCTGCCAGCTGCTTATTGTCCCATATATGAGCAGCTCCGGGGGAGTGTTTTCCGTCCCCGGTATGAAGTTCCAGAATTTATTTGTCGTCACCCCCTGCGGGTTCCGCTGGTTGTTCCTGCTGCCCTGCGGGGTTTCCTTCCCCCGCTGCCCCTGCGGGCTGCCGCTTGCGCTGTTCATTCCCTTTGGCAATTTTCTTCACCTCGCTTAGTTTCTTTTCTTCCTGTTTTAACTGCTCCGCATTGCTGAAATAGTCGCCGCCAGTCATCTCCATTGTCTCACTTGCCCTTGTCGTGAAACCTTGCGCCACTCTTTCCTTTGCCGCGTTTACCTCTTTTACCGGGTCAAGGGTGCCTTTTGCCGGCCCGTTCCACTCCGCCCTGCAGTATGCTTTCCTGATCAGCGGGTCGGCAAAGAAGCCGGGCGCGTCAACCCTCTTTTTCTGCACCGCTTCCGCAAGCCATTCCTCATAAATCGGCTGGCAGAAATCCGTTTCAAGCCACGCCCGGTACATCCTGAACATCTTCCACGCTTCCTCCAGCGCGCCCTTGCTTGCCGTGTAGGACGAACCAAAACGCTTCATAAGCAATTCATACGGAATTTCAAGGGCAGCCCCTATCTGCTGGCATATCGCTTCCACGAACAGTGAAAAATTACTGTTCGGTCTTCCGGGGTTCGTGTCGTGTATCGTCTCCCCCTCGTTCAGCTCCATCACCGCGCCATTGCCCAGTTCGATGCTGTTTTCGTCTTCCGCGTCCACCTGCATTTCTTCCGGCATCATGGCCCCTATGCCCGCACCGCCGCTGCCGTTTTCCTTTTGGATGAAGACCGTGAACATCCCAGAAACGATAGCGGCAACCAGTTCCGCGTCAGTGTACCTCCCCAGCTGTTTCAGGCTTTCTATCACCGGTGCTAAAAACGGGACGCCCCTGCGCTGCCCTATCCGCTCACGGACCATAATATGCAGCACGTTTCTCCTGCCCGTCCTCTTGCCGTATGCTTCCACCCGCTGCCATTTGATGTCCGTTACCTCATAGGACAACGGGTGCTGGCACGAAATGTGGTATGCCACCACTTCCCCGTCTCTGTCAACTTCCACGCCGCCGACAATTTTATTGTCGTATGTGTCGCAGTAGTCCGGGCTGCAAAGCCTGTCGGCTTCCACAAGCTGCACCCGTAAATCATAGGGCTGGTTTAATCTCGGCTTTATCGGCAGCACCACCAGACAGTCCCCAGACATAAGCCAGTTGAGGAACGCCAGCTGCTGCAATTCGCAGAAGGTGTCTATACGCTCGATGTCGCAGTCCGGGCTTTCAGCCCACAACCGCCATTCCCGTTCAATCTGCTTCTCCAGCTTCTGCGCCTGTGCCGCCGTAATCCCCAGAACTTCACGGTCTATGGTCGGCTTCAGATGAAGGCCGCGCCCCACGACATTTGTACGCATGGTCTTGACTGCCCCGTTTGCGACCGGGACACCCATATACAAATCCCGGCTGCGCTGCCGCAGGACGGAAAGGTTGTCTTCTATGTCTTCCCGGTGCGACCCTCCGGCATACAGCCATCCCGCAAGCGACTTCTTTGTTAATGAAGCACCGTAATTTCCATAGCCACTTGCAGTTATCAAGGCTGTTTTTTTCCTTGCGGCTGCCCTCTTTAAACCCGCCTGTGGATTTACTGTATCAACTATTTTGTCAACCACTGCCGCAATTCCCACGTCTCTTTCACCTCCCGTCTTCCGCACCGCACCATAAAGCTGAAAATCCAGCGGTACTAATTCCGACTGCACGAAATCGTGCTGTCGGAATCCCTCGCTGCATCCATGGTTTTGGGTACGAAAAAAGCACCAGAAACGGTGCTTTTTCGTGTTTTCCTATTTATTTCATGATACTATTATAGTGCCGAAAAGAGTGAAATTCAAGGAAATGGCGGGAAATCTTTTACGTTTTATTTCCTTTCACTGGTGTTTCCAGTGCGTCTTCTACAGACCATCCCGCTTTTAATCTATAACAAAGTGTTGAGCGGCTTAAACCCATTCTATCAGCCCACTGTGCTTCTGTAAGTGTTTCATTTTTATAAGTTATATATACATTTCTTCTTGTATTGCTTCCTTGTTCCTTTGCCGTTGCCCATCTGCAATTATCTGGTGAATATCCTTTATTGTTATTTTTTCTATCAATTGACAATCCCTCTTTATATCCGTTTTTCATTGCCCACTCATAAAAACTAATAAAGTTTCTTTTCCATTCTTCGCATATAGTTATTCCTCTTCCTCCATAATTTTTGAAATTCCACACGTTTTCATTTGTAGTTCTGTTTATCATTGATTGCCAAATTCCATACAATTTTGTTTTTGTTTTTCCATGCGTTGAATTTCTTTCTTTTATTGTTTCTATCCATAGACAACCGCAGCTCTTTGTATGACCGCTTTTCAGCTTATCTTCTGAAACCTCTACCATTTTTCCGCATTGGCATCTACACCTCAACTTTTTTCTTTTCCCTTTTTCTTTTATCACATCAATTACAACCAATCTTCCGAACCTCTGCCCTGTTAAATCAATTCGTTTTGACATTTTCCATCTCCACTTTCCTTTGCATGATAATTATTTTTGCATCTTTATTTGCAGACAAATTATAATATATTTTCTTGTGGTCTGGATAATATATAGCGAATACTTTTGAATCCTTTTCATACCGTATATATTTTTTCTCTAACATTCTCTTCATTTCAAAAATCTCCTTTCAAAATGTTCTTGAAAGAAGCCAGCAATTTTGATATGATAAATTTATCAAGTCGCTTTGGCTTCTTGGTGTTTAGAAACGGTGTTTGCTTTGGTAGGTGTAGCACCGTTTCTTTTATTGTTCCGATACTTGTTTGTAGACCAATTCAATACCCTTCCTGATAACATCAGCCTTTGTCATACCCGTTTTTTTACAGCATATTTCCAACATTTCAATTTCCCGGTCTGACATTCTGATTCTGGTTTCATGGCTTTTAGGGTCATTTGAAGGTGGTCTTCCCATTCTTGGTGACATTTTTCACCTCCTTACTTTTTGGTGATACATTTAATATACTATATGGTGACACATTTAGTCAATACCTTTCTGAAAATTTTATCGAACATATTGCAAACCAAAACTGCGTATGCTATAATGCCATTAAACAAAAAGATAGCAGTGTCCATGTGGCGCAAAAGGAACGAACCCCCGGAAGTATGTCCGTACTTCCGGGGGTTCTCCTTCTTTTATCTGGAGAAGTCAACCAGTCTTGCTTTGTTGCCGCCTATTCCTCTCTGTCCAGCCATTTGAATATGTAGCAAGCAACTACACTGGCTAATACAGAAAGGACAAAAGATAGCAATATATCCATATAGCGCACCCCCTTCCTGTTGCCAGTATGGGTGCGGCAACAAAATCATTCTATCATAACCCCTGCATTTTTCAACAGCTTTTACAAATCACGCGGTACGGCCCTGTATGCCCGGTTGCGCCCGCCGTGCTTTTCAATGTTTTCAAGCTGCGTCAGCTTGCTTTCCCAGTATTCGATGGACTTCCTTATTTCCGGCAGATCCGCTTTTGTCATGCTCCTGCTGCCGATTGTATATGACTGTGCGCATGTCACCGCCATTTCTGCTTTCAGCCATGCTTCAAGATGTTTCTTTGCTATCTCCTTTGTGATTGCCGCCATCAGACTATACCTCCGCTTCTTTTTCTCCGTTTCCTGTGTCTCGCCGGGGCTTCTGCCGTTTTTTGCTGCCGGTCCTCCGGCCTTTTCAGCGGAAGCTCGGTAATTTCGATTGCCGCCGTTGCATAATTCCTGCAATCCAACGCCTCATTCCTCTTGTGTTCCCCCTTGTCTTTCAGTTCCCATGCGAAATAGGCCCTTCCCATTTTGTACCTCATCACCCTTTTTTCGGATGTCAGCCCCTTAAAGTACTTATCATCATACCCTCTGCCGTCCTCCCGGGGGAAATGGCAGTAGCCGGGTCCCGGCTGTTCCACCTTGAGCCTGTCCATCAGCCAGCTTTTCCCTGTGTCAACGCCTATCATGAACAGGTAGGCTTGTTCCCGGTTGTTCTTTGTCGGCTTCTGGATGTACGCCGCCGCGCTGTCATTGCTTCCCTTTATCGCGAACACGCGCCGATTGAAGCGGGGCTTGCAGAACTTGTATACTTGGTTGCTCCTATGCCCACCGCTGTCAATGCAGGTGCAGACCAGCTTCAACTTCGTTCCGTCCGGTTTTTCAAACGACTGCAGGAGGAAATTGTCAAGGTCATTCCAGACTTGGTTGTTGATGTCCCCGTTGTCCCCGTAAATGACGGCGTATTTTATCCCCCAGCTTTCATATTCCGGCCCCCAGCCGACAACCTCGATTTCAAACCTGTCATCCTGCGTGTCAACCCCCGCCGTCAGATACAGGACCCCCATCGGCACTTCGCAGCTGTAATACTCGCGGCGTTTCATCAGTTCTTCGTCCTCTATGGTTTCGCCGTCTTCCTCCCATGTGTCCCCCAGCTCGGTATTTGTCCACACTTTCATCGGATTGATGTCGCCTTTTTTCTTTTTCTCATCCGCGAAAAGGAATTTCTCAACCACTTCCCGCCATGTTGTCAACGGCGATGCAAGGCTGTTGAGATGGAACCCCTTGACCGGGTTGTCCGGGTCTTCATGCACGAACATCCCCTCGGCTGCCTTTTCCTTCCACTCCGCTTCGCCGGAAATCACGCCGCATTTGCAGCACGCATATCTGATTTCGGACAGGTCCCCTTCATCAAACACAACGCCGGACCATGTAAGCGGCTGCAGTTCTCCGCAGCACGGGCAGGGCGTGTTCCATTCCCCCCGGCTGCTGTGTTCATATTCCGCTTCAATCCTTGACGCGCCTTTGATTGTCGGTGTCGAAATGCTCACCTGCTTTTTGTTCCAGTATGTTGTCTGACGCTTTTCCGCAAGCAGGAGCGGGTCCCCCTCGTCCCCCGCGCTTCCCGGGTATCCGTCAATTTCATCCGCGAGAAGTATCCTGATTGTGTGGCTCCGCAGACCCACCGGACTGTTTGCCCCCGCTATCGTCACAAACCCGCCGGGGAAGTTCTTTTTCAGGATTGTGTTTCCGCTGTTCCGTGACTTGTCATTTATCCTTTCAGCCAGTACGGGCGTGTCCTGCAGCACCGGGGAGAACTTTTCCTTTGAAAAGTTCTCTGCCGCGTCTATTGTTGGTTGTATCACCATAATTGGTGACGGGTCGTAATGCACATAATATCCGATTGCATTTATAATAATAGCCGTCTTCCCTATCTGTGCGGCAGACATGATGACAACTTTTTTAATGGTTATGTCCGTTATGCTGTCCATGATTTCCCGCTGGTATGGCACTTTTGATGTCTTCCACCGCCCCGGCTCCGCAGATGTCCCTGCCGGAAGCCGCACAAACTGGTCCGACCACTCTGAAAGCGTCATTTCCGGCTGCGGTTTCAGCACTGCAAAAATCCGTGTGAATAATTCAATCGTCTTTTTCTTCATCTTCTCCGCCATATCCGAACACGCCCTGAAAGTCTGATAATTCTTCCAGCGTTTCATCAACCGACTTTTTTATTATCATGAAAATTTCCGTCTGGTCTTTCTTCTTCGCTAAAATCGGACTTAGCTTTGCCGGTATCGCCATCAGCCTTGTTTTGAACTTTACCAGCGTGTCCGCCATTACCTGTTCAATTTCTGCCGCTTCGTGGAGTTCATTCCTGCGGAGCTGCAGTTCCAGTTCCTGGCTCTCCCTTTTCGCACGGATCAGCTTTGCCCGCTCCGTGTTGTAGTCAACGCCTGATTCACTGTTAGGATTATTCTTCCGCAGATAGTTTATGTATTCATGGTTTACGGTTTTCAAATCATACAGCCCCGGCTTGTATTCAGTTATTATTTTTTCTTTCCGCAGCTGCCGCACTCTGGCTTCCGTCAAATCCAGCCACGCCGCAACCGCCCTGACGGTGTATAATTTCAAAAACCGTACCCCCTTTTTTATTTTCCGGCTTTTCCCGCAAGCGAAAATTTTCATTTTGTGGCTAGGCCGGGGCCGGGGCTCCGCGAACCCGCATCCCCGCCATAACGCCGAAAGAACCTACCCTGTCGGCAGTCCGTCAACGACTTCTTCCCCTTCCGCGCCGTCTTCCGGATCAATGTCAATCTCACCAGTCAGGCGTTGTCTTGCCAGCTCCAATCTACGTTCCTCCAGCTGTAGGCGGCGGCTGTCCATCTCATACGCCTTTATACTGTCAAGCAGCTTTATGATGCGCCCGTGCAGCTTGTTCAGTTCGGCTTCCACTTTCATTGCCCTGTCAAACGGGCTTGACTTTATGATTGACTTCATGGCTGTCTTGAACTGCTCCGCATTTCCCCCGGATTTTTCTCCTGAATTCTCCGGGTCATCTGCCGCCCCCGTTTCCTGCCCCGCGTCCTGCTCCTGCAGTCTTTCCTCAAGACTTTTAGGCACAATCATGTGTACTATTTTATCCGTGTAGAATCCCCCTGCTTCCGGGGCTTCATATTCTGCCAGCAATTTTTCAAGGTACGCCTTGCGCAGATAAAGGGCTTTCAATTCCTCCATCATACGCGGCATGGCTTCCGCAGTTTCCATGCCGCGTATTTCCTCTGCCTTTTCCGGGGGGATGTCTTCAATTCCGGCCTTTGCAAACGCTCCATGCGTGACGGCGTTTTTGTTCCCGTTCTTTGCCGGGGTTTTCCCGGCAGCGTTTTTATTGCCTTTTTGGCCGCCCCTCTTTCTGGGCTTCTTCTTCAATGTCTCATCCCACTTGTCTTCCGATTTCCATTTCCTGATGCGGCTTTCCGTGACTGCTGCCAGCTCCGCAAGTTCTGCGGTGCTGGCTTTCCCGTCACTTTCAAGATACCTTTGCAAAGACAAATCCCGCTCCGGGTTTCTCGGTCTTCCCATCCTGCTCCACCCCCCCCTTCGTTTGTTTTCATTCTTTCCAATTTTTACAACCTACGGAAGTATAAAAATTTTAGGGTTTTGTAAAATCCGTATTTTTCAGCAAAACCCCTGCCTCATACAGCGCATTCTAAGCGGTTTCCGTTGTAAACATTATAGCAGATTAAAAAGTGCAATGGTGGGCAAAGTTTTTCATGTGGGCTTCCTAAATCCACAGATATAGGCGTTATTTTGGAATCTGGCAACCAGCTTTTCCACTGCCGCGTCCCGGATGTTCTTACACTGCCGGTCACTGTAATGGCTGCGCTCCGCTACCTGCTCCCATTTCATGCCGTGTATGTAATAATCAAAGATTATGGTCTTTTCTTTCAGCTTCAGTCGGGAAATTTCCTGCAGGATCTGGCTTTTCAGCATTTGCAGGGTCTTCACCTTGTTTTCATAACAACGCATATCATCCCGCACACAGTCCGGGATGTGTAATGCCAGCCGCTCCGTTGGGTTTGATGTGGCGTACTTCCCTTTTGTCGTGTCGCTATATTCCACCCCCTGCACTGGGTTATAATATTGGTTTTCATAATCTGTGATAATACGGCGGTAAATGCTAATTTCCCCGTCAATTTCCTTATAGAACTCCAGAATCGCAATAACTCCTTCTTTGTCCATGCGCGAATCTCCTTTACGGCTCTTTCCCTGCTGCCAGCCGCCATGCTTCATCATAACCGTATTTGTCCGCTATCCTCTGGAAAAACTGGTTATATTCCTGCTGCTGCTTGTGTGCGTCCTTTTCAGCCTTTGAAATACGCTGTCTTAATCGGTTTATCAGCTGTTCATCATGCGTCTGCAATAGTTTGTCACTGTCCCGGTAAAGGGAACGCACCATGCTTTCCAGAAGCACTTCCCGCAGCGGTGTTTCAATCCTTGTACTTTTCCCTCCTATACTGCGCCACATTTCGCATTGCTTTGTATCCGGCAGTGTAGACCGCTTCGCTTTCTTCTCACAGGACCGCCCCACATACACGCCGATTTCTGGTGGGATTTCATCTTTGACATCCTCCCAGACTTCTTTTGTCAACACAAAATAATTGTAATCGCCCACAAAAGACTTTTTTGCTGGACTGTGGAAGTCTTTTTTTGTCACTTTGATTTCATAGCAACGGAAAATCTTCTTTGCTGGCTCATAAGTCATGAAGTCCACCCGTTCTTTTCCCGAATAACCTATTGTGACTTCAAAGCAGCCGAAAACTCCCACTTTCCGGGTTGCCGCCCTTATGTCATGTTCAAGCTGTTCCGTTTCCTTTGTCTTCAATCCTGCTGCCTCCTTTGCAACTGTGGCGGGTATTCACGTTTTATTTTTTCTGCCTTTCCGGATGCCACTGGTAACGGATTTTAATTCTGCAATTTTTACCGCGGTATCCTTAAATTCCCCGCTATATTCGCATAGACCTGTATGGTTCATCACCGCATGGATGCCCCGCTTAACCATCAAAAGATTGCCTATGTCCGTATTGGTTTTGTCATTATCCCGAAAAATAATGATACAGCCCTTGGGAACCGGCCCGTTTTCCCTTTCCCATACAACCCTGTGCTTCGGTTTCCACATATTGGGTTCCGCCACTTTAACCTCAATATAGCCGTCCCTGCTGATACGCTCACTGCCCACCTCTTTATGGTTTCCCGGTATGTTCCCCTTCCGGAACATGGTCTGCGCACATTTTTCATAGGCAGCCGCCCCCATCCTTTTCCCCTTGTTGGCTGGCACATGACCTTTTTCAAACTGCCCGGTTCGTCCGGTATTAAGATGATGATTGCTAATATAAGAATTAATCTGCCCTATGGATATTTCCCATCCGAATCTTTCTGTAAACGCCGACGCAATCTCTTTGTAACTGTGTCCCGGAACAAATGCCGCCATAAACGCACGTTCTTCATCCGTATATACATGACCATACATTTACCAGTCCTCCATCATTTGTCCGTAATACCGAGCATGGAAAGCTCCATGCCATTGCCTTTCCCATATTCGTCCAAATATTTCTTCGCCGACAGGGCCAGCGTCCCGTTCTCAATAACGGTCTTTGCCACTTTCTGCAGAGCCTCGCTGCGTTTGATTTCCTTGTCCAGCTCCTCGTCAGATAAATCCTCGTTCGTGAGACGGTCCAGTTCCTGAAACAGATACTCGTTCAAATCATTTAATGTGGTTTTTGTTTTCATCTCTGCTCTCCTTCCGGCTTCTCGCACCGCTCAAACTCTATCACAAAAACATACGGATTGGCATCCCATCCATAACGGTCAAGGTCTGATTTCTTGATGGTAGAGTTCCATAAGTTTGAAAATTTATCAAATGCATTTTTGACATTACCCTCAAATAACAGAGATTTTTCTATTCCCTCTTTTAAGATTTCCTCTCCGCTTATATCCTGTAACCGCTCCACCCTCACATCCGTAACCTTTAACCAAATACGGGCGGCTTCCTTTGGCATGTGGATGGAGGGTCTCCATCCGGTTGCTCCAACACCAATATTTACTGGATAATCTGGATTGTCAGCTTTGTAAATGTATCTGCGAGAATATCTTCCGCTCGGTAAATCTGGCTTTCCTGCGGTTCTATCTTCCATGTGATGTTCATAAAACCACGTTTCCTGGACATACAGGATATCTCCCAAGTGATAAGGTGGTTTTATATCAAGGCAATAAAAAGGTTCTTCGTGAAAACCTACTTTTTCACTGTGCAATGTTTCTGGATAAACAGAAATACTATCAGCATCAGGTATTTTCTTTGTATATCTGTTTACTGGAAATTTTATTACCCTCCTTGTAACCGTCTTCCTCCCGTCCAGTATCGCCCGAACCATTTCTGTGTTGAATAATATTGGTAATACCCTACTCATTCCCTATCCTCACTTTCTACTTGCCCTGATTCTTCCAGCCAATTTTCAATACATGGCAAACAAGTCCAACAAGATAAAGGTTCTCCTTCCATAAAACCGCTTTCATATAAAGCATCTTCCCCAATCTTTATTGTTTTCTGACAGCTAGGGCAAATATGCTCTTTTCTGCATTTCACAATTTTCTCTTTATGACACTCAACATTAGCATCCATATCTCCATCATAAATTCCGCTGTTTATGTATAGTTCTTTATCATATTTCATTTACCCCACCTGCCTTTATACCAAAATCAACTATTTTTACCTTTGAAGGTTCCCTGAATTTAATCTTCTGACCACAATACGGACAGCAAATATATTCATCTGAAACTCCCATGCCGCACTTCTTATTCGGGCAACGCCATTCATTTATCCTTTTCCCATGATATAGCGTATAACCTACAAATTCAGCATATCGACTGATTATCCTCATTTACTCCACCCGCCTTTACTATTTCCCCAGATGCAATAAAGCTTCCCAGTCAACCAGAAAACCTATAAGTGACACTGATTGTCGGTTTCATCTGTTATGCCCCCGGCAATAGCATGGGCTGGTCTGCCCCGTCCGCTGCGACTGCTGCCACTGGCGTATAACTCATAATCTGAAAGCCGATAATACAATAATCATCATCAAGCCCCGTCCAGTCTTCCCAGACATAGGAAATCTTGATTTCAAGCGTCCTGCCCGTCCGCTGTCCTGCTGCATATTCCAGCAGTGTCAGTGCTTCGCCCACTTTGTAGCCGTCTTTTTTCAGAAGTAAGAAAGATAACGCGCCGCTAGTGATTTCAATGTATCTGTCCGAGGAAAGCCGGATTTCCTCATGCTGCTTTTCTGCCGGTCCCTGCCGCATGGTTTCCTCCTGCTGCCGTTCCTGCAATTTCTTTCTGGTTTCAGCGTCAATCTTCGCTTGCTCCTCGTTGTACTGCTGTTCATCCGTTTTATATGCCTCCTTGCGATTTTCGTAGGCGTTGCATCTGGTGACGGTTGCTTTCTTATCATGACAGGTCTCATACTGGGTACAGCTGTAACAGAGGGAAGTAATGCTTTCCGGCTGCGGGTCAACATATTCTTCCTGCGGCTCATACCCCATGCAGCCGCTTTCATGTGTCTTTTTCCCTGCGCACTCCCCATTGTGTGCGCACGTTTCGCAAAGGTCTTCTTGCGGCTCTCCTGCGCCCTCTGCTGCCGTTTCTTCATCTTCCCCGGTGATTTCCTCACCCTCCGCGTTTTCATCCGTCCGTGTTTCTTCCTGCATGTCCTGCTGCCTGTCTATGTCCTCTATGCTTATTTGTCCCGGTACTTGTGCCGCCGCTTCCTGCTGCTTCCTGATTTCCTTTACGTCCGGCAGTGCCAGCGTTCCGTTTTCCCTGAATACATCTAACGCCCTCTGCTGCCATTCCGTTTCAAGCTGGGAAATCTCATAAATGACAGAAACGCCGATTTTTCCCGCCTTAAACTCTGCCATCACTTCCGCAGTCAGATTGTTATAAATCGCCTTGTACCTCCCCAACTGCGCCGGGGAAGTTTCAATGATTTCTGCCAGCAAATCACGGGTCCTGCCCGGAATGTCCATCTGGCTTTTCAGTTCAAGCACCAGCCTTTCCGTTTCCAGTGCTTCCGTCATTTTCTCCCAGTCTGTCTTTTCTCTGAAACGGTTTGTCATAATCAGTGCCAAACGGTCAAGAATTGCGTCCTTCATCGGCTTCACCATGATTGGCACATAGCGGAAACGCTCTTTTCCCTCATCCACCAGCTGCATGATTGCAAGGCGGCGGCGGTGTCCTGCGATAATGCGCCGCTTTCCGTCTTCTTCATCCGTGACCAGAAGCGGCTGCAATATCCCCAACAGTTCTATCGACTGCTTCAAATCCTGTACATCATTGACAGAATAGAAATTGTCCTTTGACGGTATCAAATCGTAAATATCAGCCGTTGTACTTACTCCGTCCGTTGTGGTGTCCTTTTCCGCTGCGGCGGTTTCCTGCTGCCCCTGCGGTAAAATTTCCTTTGACCTCTGGCTTAATAACTCTGTCAGATTGAATTTCTTGCTGCTTTCTGCCATCCGCTTTCCCTCCTTTGCGTGTCCGAATCGGTCACATACTCAAATATTCCTGCACCAGTGCTTTATAGTCATACGCCGCACCACATCTGCCCGAATATACAACGATAGGCTTTCTTTCAAACGTGCTGGGTTTCATTTTCGGTGTCCGTCTGATATGCGTTGTGAACAACGGATAGTCAAGGCTTTTCAGAAATTCTTCCCCCTGCGTGTCTGCTTCGTTTGTGCGGTCATACTGTGTGACAAAGCAACCGCAGAAGCGCAATGCCGGGTTTAAGTCCTCACGGGTATTGTCAATCTGTTCTTTCAGTTCTGCCAGCCCGTCAATAGCAAAATCATCAATGGTTATAGGGACCATCACATCATCAGAAGCAACCAGCGCATTGATAGTTGAAATGTTAATATCCGGCGCGTTGTCAATAATGCAATAGTCATATTCTGTCTGTATACCCTCCAGAAACTTTTTGAAGCGCGTCTGCTGCGGGCGGCTCTGGTCAAGCATGACTTCCAGATTGGCGGTCAGCAAATTCATGTTCGCCGTGATAATGTCCAGCCCGTCATAGTCCGTCTTCTGGATGACCTCTGCAGGGTCAATGCCCCGTTGCGTCATAACCTCTGCCGTCCCTTTGCCTTTGTAGCTGTGGCGATTCAAAATCTTGCTGGCGTTGCCCTGCTTGTCATTGTCAATCAGAAGCACTTTGCAGCCGTGTACTGATGCCAGAATGTGCGCCATGTTGACGCTGGAAATTGTTTTTGCAACGCCCCCTTTAAGGTTGATAATAGATAATACTCTCATGCGGTTTTCCTCCTTGTATCTGGTATTTTTATTTTTACCGCCCCAGTTCCCAGCCGGGGCGGGTAATGCTCTTTTAGCTGTTATAAAATCTCAATGTGCCGTTTTCATATTCATACTGCCAGCCGCACACATCAAATCTGAAATAGTTCCAGTCAGTTGCGTTGTACTGCGGGTCCCGTCTGTATGTGTGCCACTTTTTCAAATAACATCCGTCTTTATAGAAATCTTCTACTTCATGGACAATCTTCACTTTCAGCGGGTCAAACCCTAATTCCTCACCTATGAAAAGCCTTGCTTCATCATCCGTCATGTGCTTTGTGTCGCACATATTAGCCAGCTTCTGATAGTCCTTTTCTTCCACGTTTGTTCCGGCGTTCCTTGCAAGTTCCCTTTCAACTCTTGCATGCTCTTTGCACTCGCCGCCGCTCATAATCTCTTTCTTTGCTTCCGCGTATTCCTCAAATGTCGCTTCTATTGCCTTTTTTCTCCAATCTGTCCGCTATCCTCAATATACTTTCCATTGATTTTTTAATGTTGCCGTCCGTGTTCGCCGTAATAGACAGCACTCCGGCAATATCCTGCATTTCCTCTGCAATCTCCACCGCTCCCCCGGCTTCAATGTGATACTGCGCCATACAGTTTTTGCATACTTGCGCACCCTCCGGAATAACCTCTCCGCATATCAGGCAGCGGTCAGCACCCGTCATTTCTGCCACCCCTCCAGCTTTTCAACCTGTTTTCCCACACGGTTTTTCCATTCCGGTTTATCTCTGTCAGCGTTGGTCTTTCCTGCTTCCTGCCGATCCCCTGCTGCTTCATTGGCTTCTGCCGGTGTCCTGCCATAATCTTTGCCCCGGCAGAAACAATGCCACTGTGCGGGATGTAGCCCCGCATTGCGTTATTGGTTGCCCGCATTGCCGCTTTTGGTATCTGATTCCGCATATCAATTCCCATAACCTCTGCACCTCCTAACATAGCAATACAATATTTCTGCCGCCCTTCTTATTTTCCTTGCCGGGATATACTCTGATATTCTTTTCCCTATCGCCTATCACAATGGCTTTAGGGTCAAGCCCCTGCAATATTCCAATAAGCTGTTCAACCGTTGTTTCCGGGGCTTCATATTCCTTCCGGCTCCGGCATCCCCCATACTGCCCCGTCAGCTTCGCATATTCCTCAAAAACCCTGCGTACAACGCAGCTTGCACAGTTTTCCGATTCCATGCACTGTCCGCAGCCCGTAAAATCATCCGCGCCACCTTCACGGTCGATAGTGCAAAGTTCTTCCGGCACTGCATCAACGCCGACCATGACCATTTCCACTGCCGCCCTGCATCCTATCTTCGGATAGCCCGGAAATCCCAAATATCTTGAAAGCACCCTTTCCGCTTCCTCTGCTCCGTAGCAGACCACCGTAAAATATCCCTGTTCCGTCAATGCGTCCAGCCATTCTTTCTGCGCTTCCGTTGTCTTGTTCTTTCCGTACTTCATTTCGATATAAAGCCCGTGGAAGCCGTTTTTAGGCACTGGCAAGCACAAGTCCGGCACTCCTGCTTTCACACCCTGCCGCTTCAAATTTGCGGCTTCCAGCGTGTTTCTGCTGCCGCCGTTTGGCACATGATAAATCAGCTTCAATTCCGGGTGCTGGTTCACCATCCAGCCGCACCATGCAATCAATGCTTCCTGCTCTGTGGCTTCGCTGCGCTTTTTGTTTTGCTGTCTTGTGTAATAGTTCATCCGTTTCACCCTTCTTTTAGCTTTTTAACGTGCGAACATTTAAACAATACCGACCGTGGAAGCAGAAAATAACAATTCTTCGGTATGTATAAGTTTGGGTCATACTTAAATTTTTCTTCCCCCGTCTTATGCAGTTCGCCCGTGATAACATCATTGTCAAAAAGCGTAATTGTAACGGTTTTACCCAGATACTGTTCTAACTCACTTTTTTTCACCGCTTGCCCCCTCCGCTTCGTCAAAGTGCGTTGCCATCATATCCGCAATATGAAGCATGACCGCCAGTTTGCATTGCTTCTGTGTCTTGTCTAAATCCCGGAAATCAAACTGTGCCGCCTTGTCAAATGCACCCATGTGCCAGCGGATTGCAAGTGCTTCATCCGGGGTCAGCTGCATAAACCGTGTTGTCAGATACACGGACTTTTCACCGTGTCCCAGCGGCAGCGGGTCATTGTATGTATAACTATAAATCCCGTCTGTTTCCTCCAGCTGGTAAACATCTGTTTTGCATATATCATGCAGAAGCGCAACCACTGCCACCGTTTCATCATTGAAATTTTCATGAATTGTGCTGTTTCTCCTGCTTTCTTGTGCGTGTATCGCCACCAGCCGTCTATATACATTGTTGCTGTGTGCTACCAGCCCGCCAGCAAATGCGCCGTGGTGTTTCTGCCCTGCCGGGGCTTCAAAAAATCCGGCTGCGTTCATCCATGCAAGAAGACTGTCTGCGCCCTCACGCTTCACAAGTGTTTTGAAAACCGTCTTGAATTTGTCCGCTTCCGTCATACTTCCCCAGTCCTGCCATTCTGCCATCCGTCTTTCCTCCTTTTACTGTTAAATTCCCGCTTTTATATCAGATCCGACATAATACAATTTTCCGTCTTTCTCATATAGCATTTTCAGTCCATTCATTGCCGCCAGCGTGATTTCCTCTTTCATCCCCTCTGAAAATCCGTATTTTGTACCCAGAAGAATATAGCTGCATTGTTCCAGTATGTCCCGCCCTGCTGCCATGCCCCGGCTGCGTTCCTGCGGCTTTTCTTCGTCCAAAACCTCTGTCAAGTACAAATGCACCGTCACAGGCGCAAATCCGCTGTTTATAGCCGCTCTGGTCAATTCCCTTGCATATTCTTTATTGCGCCGTATTTCGCCCCGGTACGGGCTGCACACATAGAGCAAATTATTTGCCAATAACCGCACCCCCCCTATCTGCAATTTCATCACTGCCCATGCTTCCTCCATCATCCGGCGTACCCGCTTTCATTTCCTGCCGCTTCCGCCTCTGCCGCTATAATCCCCCGGAAGACCCGCACCGCACAAGGAACGGCGATACTGTTTCCCAGTGCCTTAATTCTTGCGTTGCTTGATTTTTCTTCCCCGCTTGCGCCGTACTTCGTCCAGCCATCCGGGAAGCCCTGAAGCCGTTCACATTCTGTCGGCGTTAACGAGCGGACACGGTATTTCTGCCGCCAGTTTTCTTCCTCTGGTGCTGCTATTGCGTGACGGTCCGTTGCTGTTACTGTGGGTGAAATATCCTGCCCCCATCCAGTCTGGTTGCCGCCGCTTCCTGCTTTTCTCCCCAGCACGTTTCCGATAATCGTATATACTGGCAAAAGATAATAGCCCGTTTTTGCCGCACCGCCGCCAGCCCTGCCCATTAGTGTCACGCTTTTTTGTGCGTCTATATAAATTCTGTCACCGGTCCTGCCAAAATCCAGCTTTGTGTGCTTCTTTGGTTCTTCGCCAAAATTCAACGTCATTTGTCCGTCTGCGCCTTGTTCCAGTCCTCCGCAATCACTTCCAGAAGCGCAATCCGCAGTTTGTCCGGCATATCCCGTTTCATGTCCTCTGCCCTCTGCAACATAGCCCAACACACTTTCGCACTCAAAAAGTATTTGTCCGGCACGGTCTGTTCTAAAATCTCGCACAAGAAAGATACGTTTTCTACGCTGGGGCACTCCCCAATATTGAGCGTCCAACATTCTCCAAGCCGTACTTCCCCCGTTGCTTCTAACCATTCCGGCGTTTGCCCATCTTCCACTATCAGGCATTGGAATGCGGGTCTTTGAGATTTCTTCAAGCACCCTGCGGAAATCCTGCCCTTTATTGCTTGAAAAAGCCCCTGCCACGTTCTCCCAGATAATGTATTTTGGGTATTTCCCATTTGTCGCGCCTCGCATTTCATAAACAATTCTTACTGCTTCAAAGAAAAGCTTCGACTTCTCACCGTCAAGCCCTCTTTGATTTCCTGCGATTGATAAGTTCTGGCACGGGCTACCAAAGCTGATAATGTCCACTGGGTCAAGGTCTGCCCCGTTCAGCTTTGTTATATCCCCCAGCTGCCTTGATTCTGGGAAGTGCCTTGCCGCTATCTCTACGCAGTTTGGTTCAATTTCGCTGGTCCATACTGTCTTTATCCCCAGCCCTGCTGCCGCCAGCGGAAAACCCGCTATGCCGTCAAACAGACTGCCCAGCGTCAATCCTGCTTCATTCATCCCGCTTGCCCTCCGCTGTTTCAATCGCCGCTTTCGGCGGCGTGTAGCAGTCCATTGACATACGCATGAAAGCCGCCTTTTTGTACTTGCGTTCTTCTTCCTCTGTCAGCTGTCTTTCCGGTCCGTTATATTCCTTGTACTCCCTTGCCGTTTCATCCGGGAAAAGGCTGTTTTTCTGCTTGAAAGCAATCATGAACGCTTCCAGTTCTTCTTTCATCTTCTCCCGGTAGAAATTAAATAACAGCTGGATTTCTGCCGCTTCAAGTTCCGTGCAGACGCAGCCACGCTTCTTCCTGCGGCTATAGTTCCCGGTATAGACATAATGTGTTTTGTCCCCAGTCACTTTGTAGAAAATCTGTACCAGCAATTCTTCTTCAAGCGGTGTGCTATATCCAAACCACCGGTTTTCCAACCTCATCAATGCCGCTTCCGCTTCATCCTCTGAAATCTCATATTTCCGGCATAATTCTTCATACATCCGTAGCGCGGTTTCCTTTTCGCCGCCCACGCCACGTTCTGCCAGTGCCTTGATTTTTCTTAGCTTATCAAGCACTTTTTCACGCTGCATCTGATCCATGTGTCACCCTCCTAAATAGCACCATGACTGCGGGGCTTTCTTCATGCCCACTTCCGGCAGGGAAAGTGCTTTTACGTATTCCGTCAGCTGGGTTATATGCCAGCCCCACAACGGTTCCCCGCTTCTCCCCGCGTACTGCTTCAGTTGCTTCTTTGTCAGGCAGCTTGCGCGCTCCAGATTGTACGGTGTCCCGCTCTCCTGCGGCGGCAACGCCCATGTCACGACTTCCGGCACGGTGTCCAGCCTATAAAAGCAGTCGCAAACAAATTCACCGACAACGCCGCCCGTTACATAGACAAGCACCGTATAGGAACCATCCTCTTTCGGTCTGGTCTTTTGAATTTCAAGCAGCTTCTGTCCGGTTTTCATCTGCTGCCACAATTCCGGATGCAGGGAAAGGACAACTGCGCGACACCCCTTTCCACCTATGTTTTCTGACATCCTGCGCTACCTCCGTTCTTTTGCGGGGAACTGCCACCAGCCTTATGCTTCCTGCTGCCGGTCCGCTTCTTCGCCGCCGCTTTCCTTTTCTTCTTCCTCCACATTTTCAAATAGATGTGCCATCCCGTCTGCTCGTAATAGACGGCTTCGCAGGAAGTGATATTGTAATCCGCATATATCTTTTCAAACTCCGACAACCCCCCGTCCGGGGACTTTGCCAGCCGCTCAACCTTTGCCCTGCTGTACTTGAAATCGTTGCACTTCTCCGTGGGTTCCGTTAACCCATGGCTTGCTTTCCACAGGTTCCGGTCTGCCGCTGCCGCCGCCCTGCTGTCCGTCCGTTCCGTTTCCGGGCGTTCCAGATTGCGGCTGCTTGAATACCTCTTTTTGCCCTGCGGGTCCTTCACTATGTACTTGCAAAGCCCCTCAATGCCGTTTTCGTTCATCTGCAGGCGGTCGGCGTTGACCCAGCCCAGCTTCTTCACGCTCCCCCGGTACTCCTGCGCTTTTCCCTTGTCCGCACTGTCCGCTTTCCGCCAGTTGATGCGCTGCGCGGTCCACATCATCTCCACTTCGTCCCGGTCAAGCCCCCCGTTCATGATTACATGGTGGTGTATCCTTTTCAGCTGCCCACCGTCCTTTGCAAGCCTGTATTCCGTCACAAGGATATACTTCAACGGTTCCAGACCCAGCTTTTTCCTGCGGTATGCAATCCGGCGCAGGTGGTTCCCCACAATTTTTTCCGCTTCTTCGACCGTATCCGGCAGGTTGTCCGCATTATAGGTGTATGAAACGTGCAGGTCCCCCGCGTGGAAGTTCCCGTTCCCCAGCTGCACCAGATACCGTTTGGAGTTCTTATCGTTCAAGCCCTTCTGCTTCGGCTTCTGGGTTTTCCTTTTCTTCCCCCGCTTCCCCCTGGTTGCCTTTTCCGCTTCCTCCGTCCTGGGTATAATGTCAACTTCCCTATAGTCGGCACAGTCCGTCTTCTTCTCTCTGATAAACACCGCTGCACTTCCTTTTCCGTCCTTGTATCATCCGGCTGGGGTCGGAAATGCCGTGGGAGTGCCTCCACCCTCCCCATCATCCCTTCACTTTCCCATACCTTACGGAAGTATATGCTATATACAATCTTACGGAAGTATAATATGCAATACTGTTTCGTAGGAATGTTAATACCCCATACAAGCCCGGTCTGCGGTCTGCAAACCGCCTGTTTCCCGATACTTTCCCCGTGTTACGGGTGTATATTCCGCTTGCATTTTTCACGCCGGTATGGTACAATAAACATGGTTGGTTTATTGTAAAATATCGGTTTTGAAAGCCCGCTACAACGCCATTTGTAGCGGGCTTTCTTCCGTCCTGCCGTAGCTCTGCTGCCGCCCGTGCCATTCAATCTTCACATTCCGGACTTCCTGCTCCTGCTGCCGTTCCTGCTGTCCACAGTCGCACTTTTCGTCCGGATCAAGGTTCCCCCCGCAGTACGGGCAAGTCCTATAATAAGGTTTCTTCATCCGTTCCACCCCTATATTCAATGTTCTTCATTTTCCTACAAATACGCCGCATTTGGCTCTCTCAATCCGTCTTTGTCCTTGATAAATGCTTGTCGGCTGTCCAGTTCGTCAATGGTCCCTTATCACCGCAAGTTCATTTGTTTGCTCATAAACTCGCCGTATAAATTCCGCATAGTGTCCCAGTCAATTTCCCCCGCGTTATGTAAGACAGACAACCCGCCCCACAACATAGCGGACTTGATTTCAATGGGCTTTTCCTCCTGCTTATATAACCAGTTTTCTAAATCAAAATAGGCTTGCTTTACCGTCTTCCCCTCTTTTTCCACCCTGCCACCTCCTAACTTGCCGCTGGCTGCTGTCCTGCTGCCGGGGCTTCTTCTTCCTTTCCCCGCTGCGTCACCTTGACCGTGATTTTCACTTTCTCCCGCTCCGACAGAATCAGTGCCAGCGTCTCAAAGAAGCGCTGCGCGTTGAATTCGCCACGAACTTCCGTCTGCCCTGCCATCCTGCGTCCCTCCTGTCTTCCTTTTTATTTTTCTCCAAACTCTCCACCAAACCTTTTCCTACCAGCCAATACCTTGCAAGCTCCCCGCAATGGCCGTACTGTCCTGTTACAAGTTTTTGCAGGTACATTTCCTGTGAAAAGTCCATTATCCCCTTTGCATATTCCAGCCGTTTTTGCTCTGGTATGGTATTCTGCTGCTGCAATATTCCAACCAATCTGCTACCGCCGTCCGGCCTACGATCCTGTCTGGACAAATGCAGAAAACAGCTTTTCCACTACAATTTTTCGTCCGGATTGATAAACAGGCCACGTCTCGCATATTCGGGAGCCTTGCGGACATCTGCCTTGTTTGCAAGGTTTTCTTTTGCCATTCTAAATCTGTACTCCACTGCGGATAATGATTGAATGACTATGCCGAGTTCCAATCCGCTTTCTAATGCCGCTCTGGTAATATGGTTTTCAAAATCAATTCTTTTCCTATTCGTTTCATCATTCACCGTTCCCACCCCTTTCCTAATCTCATCACTGACATTGTTCGTAAAATGGAATAGTACCGCCGCCCCGGCTCACGCCGGGGCTTCCACTACCTGTTCAGTATTTCATCTACCTTCGCCGCCGTTTCTTTCTGCAAGCGTCTTAGCTCCGCAAGCTCTTCATCGGTTACAGGCATACCCTGAACGTCTGTAAATACCTGAACTCTTCCTTCCCGCCCTTCTTTCGTGATAATTGAAGAAAGTCTGAAATAGTCCGTTCTGATTCTATTTTCAACCATAATCCTCACCTCCTTCCTTTTCTTCATTTGGTTGAAGACAGCAACCGCATTTTGTTTCGGAAAACTGCCTGTCTTGCCCTTGATTTTTCCGTTAAATGTTACGCCGATATCACAGCTGGCTTTCTGAACAAATGTAGAAAACATCTTATCTATCATAATTTTTATCATTTGTTCATCTGTGTACTGCCGTCCCTGCGCTTCTACTGCATGGATGGCAGTTTTTTCTTCCTTACCCATCTTCCCACCCCCTTCTTTTCTTCATTTGTCTGCCAACTCTTTTTTTATTCCGCATTCCCTGCTATAATGGATTCGTAGCCATGTCTGGCTGAAATTCTACATAGCAAGGGGGTGTTAATTATGAGTATATTTCAAAAACAGTTCTGCCCGCTTATGAGTACCGCCGAAAAGAAAACCTATTGTAGTTCTGATTGTATGTGGTACTGTAAAAGTGACGATGACATTTTTACTTGCGTTGTTCCCGTCCTCTCCATGGGAATTGCTTCTTCCGTTGCCGACATTTCGGATGCTGTAAAGAAGAAAAAATAACTATATTTCTTCCTCTACAAATACGGGTCTTCCGTCTTTGTATTTCATTACTTTTTTTTTCTGTGGCTGCCCCGTTTCTACCTGATTTCTTTCTGCCAGTGCCTGTTCTTTGGCACTGGCTACCTCTGCGCCGCAGTTCCCGCAATAATTGTCATCAAATTCGTCAAGCTTGTTTTCCTCACATAATGCCCTTCCGCATGACGGGCATGTAAAATACCGTTTTTTGCTGCCGCAAATTGCCCTTCCACATGACGGGCATGTAAAAAATTCCTTGATAAGCCCATCCTTTTTTGTTGGCTCTTTTTCCATCCTGTTCACCCCCTTCCTATACTGCTGCTGTCGATGCCGACAGACACGCCCTTGCTTTTTCTTCCCTCTCTGCTATACTGTACTTACAGGCTGTCTCTGTAGCCGAGTACGCTAAAAAAGGGATTTCTATGGACAACATTGGCAATAGCCATAATCGCCCTTCTTCTTAGCGTTCTTAGCCTTTACCTACAATACAGATAAGGCTGATTATTATGGATATTATTGATATAATGTCAACTCCCCACCAAATCGCTTCGTAAACTACGGGGTGATTCTCTTTTAACCAGCTCCACATCCTTCCCCACCTTCCTTTTTATCTGCCAACTCTTTTTTGTATTGCTTCCTATCATTTCCTTTCCTATAATAATGGGTACAGGCATCCACCAGTGCCGAGTACGTTACACTCACTTCTAACAATGGCATCAAATTCCTCTTCAATTTTCTTTACTTGTTCACTGAGGATATAATTGCGTTGTCCTTCTTCCTGTCCCCTTCCTGCTTAATGAATATGAAATTTCTTTTTAAGCACATAAGTGCAGCACGCCTTCATTTCTTCATCGGATGGGGGCGTGTAGCCCTTATCCGTCATATACTTTGCAAGGGCCGCGCTCCCCACCCAGTAACAAAACCACCCCGCTGATGCAACCACTGTCGTTGCAACAAAAAAAACTGTAGCCATTCTGTTTTTCCACCCCCTTCCTATACTGCTGCCGCTGCCAGTTCCTTCTACACTACCTTTTCTATCTTCTTCTCCTGCAGTTGTAACCCAATTACAATACCTTTCAAAAGTACCCGCTTGTCCAAGTCAAGCTTCGTGACCGCATTGATAAACTCTTTATCCTCCTCGCGCACATTAGTAACATTTTCTTCCTTAATCATCTTCCCGCCTCCTCTCTTTTCTTCATTTGTCTGCTAACTCTTTTTTATATTGCTTCCTGTCATTTCCTCTCCTATAATAATGGATACAGGCATCCACCAATGCCGAGTACAAAAGAAAGGAACATACACAAATGAATGACATGCAAAAACTCAAGTATGACTTAACCATGCACTGCGCATCAATCATGGTTCAACATGACATTTCTTCCTGCACACGCCCGCAAGGAATTTATGATGTCAGGAATAAAATGATTTATTATGCTACAAAATTTGCTGAAATTCTCACTGATGGAACTATGAGTGAAGATTCCCTTATTAACTTAATGAAGTATTTCAGCTAACGCTTTCTGTTTTTGTTCTTCCTGTATTTCATGCGCCTTGGTAGACAATAATCCTACCAGTACAAGGAAATCCTTTACTGTCAGACCGTTTGCCTTACAATCCGAATATATATTTTCTGCAAACGGTCTGAGCTTCTCTATGTTTCCTTCCTGCATCTTCCCACCCCCTTCCTGCGATTATTCTTTTACTTCCCGCCCTTCTCTGATATAATTGTCTCATCAGCCCTGCACGGCTGAAATACATAAGAAAGGGGAATGCCTATGCCTAAAAATCCTTTGATTTCTCCAGACTTCCAAGACCGTCTGGATGTTGACGGAACGTATTTGCATGATTGCTACAACATTGAAATATGTTCTGCCCGTGATATAAGAAATCACGGTTGCTTGAGGGGCTCTACTTATCCTCGCTGTCCTATTGACGAAAAGCGGGAACGTAGGAACGCCGCAAGCCGTTAATCTTTGTATTCAGTTTTGAAGAAAACCTTGCCAGCTTTGCAGACAAGCCTTGTGCCTATCTGCTGGCTGGTTTTCTCCAAACTCTCCACCAAACTTTTTCCTATCAGCCAATACCTCACGAGTTCCCCGCAATGGCTGTACTGTCCTTCTCCCCGGAACCTTGCAAGTTTTTCCAGATACATTTCCTGTGAAAAGTCCCTTATCCCCTTTGCATATTCCAGCCGTTTTTGCTTTGGTATGGTGTTCTGCTGCCGCAATACTTCAACCAATGCCACTATAAGTTCCCACGCTTCATTGCTTATCGCGGCACTAGGGTCTTCCATCGCGGCTTCCAAGCGTTTATATGTAACGCTTGCCATTTCTGCTATAGCATCAATAGATTCAGAATTAACATCTGCCACTGTTCCCCACCTCCTTTCTTTTTGTCTTTATCCATGAGCTACCATGTATTTCTATATAGCAATCACGTATATTTTAATATCATAATACAGCCATGATGTATATTTGTCAACAACTTTTTTATTTTTATATTGACTTTATTAGCAATCATTGGTAATATTCAAATATATATTTGTTGAAAGGAGGGATTAAAAATGAATTCGCTGAATGAACGCATAAAAGAATTGCGAAAACGTTATGAGCTATCACAAAAAGAATTTGCAGCAAAAATTGGTATTTCTCAACGTTCTGTTAGTTGGTCTGAGCAGTCAGGGAATAATGTTCCTGATAGCACAATAAAATCTTTATGCATGGCATTTAATGTCCGTGAAGACTGGTTGCGGAATGGTACTTTGCCAATGCTTGACGAAACGCCTACCAGCACCATGGAAAAATTAAAGAAAGATTTCAATCTTGATGATTATTCCTACAGCCTCATATATGAATACCTGAAGCTGGATATAGAAAAGCGTAATGTAATTCTTGATTACCTGCGGAATGTTCAGGACAACATACAAACCCAAAAAAATGATGGTTTGCCGAAGATGCCAGAAGTACTGGAAAGCGAATTTCCTCCGGAAGTACCGGAAGACAAATTGACGCCGGATGATAAAGAAGACCGCGAAATCGGTTAGCAAAGTACCCCGCATCCCCCTTATTTAAAGATAATCATTTTAACTGTGCCACAGAAATTTAAGTTATAATATACCGTATTATTTGACCTGTAATAAATAGCATAGATGGAACACTTTTTGTACCTTATGTATTTTTTAGTCATATTTACCGCCTTTCTTTGTAAAATTTTGCATCATGTCAACCTCTCCTTTCTTTTTTGTTTTTATGCCACAATTATAAGTGTTAGAAAAACATTAGTCAACTACTTTTTGTGGCATAAAAACATTTTTGTTGACATGCCACACTTCGGGGTTTACAATCATATTGAAAGGAGTAAAGAATGGAAATTAAAGAACGATTAAAAAAGATAAGAAAACATTTACATTTAACACAACAAGAATTTGCAGATAAGCTTGGAATCAAAAGGAATACCGTTGCAACATACGAAACAGGAAAAAGCAATCCCAGCGATTCAGCTATCGCATTAATTTGCAAAGAATTTAATATCAATCAAGAATGGTTACGCAACGGCACTGGGGATATGTTCAAGGCCACTCCTTCGGACGCACTACAACAGCTGGCATACAGCTACCAGCTTTCTGAAACCGATTGCGTTGTAGTTGAAAAATTCATCAATATGCGCCCAGAATCAAGAAAAGCACTATTTCATTATATGAAAGAAATAAGCGCTTCGTTTGCATACAATAACACAGAGTCTCATACTCCGGTAAATGAAACCGAACAAACAGACTAAAATGCCCCGGCAGTGCTGGGACACTACCGGGGCCGCGCGAAGATACATCCTACCAGATACAACATACCATCCGCACCTCTATCATACCACGGAACGTGCGGGAAAACAAATGAAATATTGAAAACTGAATAAACTGCATGAACCTGGCGGAAACTGCTTGAAATTCTTTTGTCATCATGTTATAGTAAACATACAAAGGGTGCTACCGATAGACGGTTAGCCCAGCAAATGATACGTTAAAAATAACCGCTCAAGTTTGTCAGGACCGGGGCGGTTATTTTTGTAAAAGGCTTGAAATTCCTTTGTCATCATGTTATAGTAAACATGAAAAGGGTGCTGTCGATAGACGGTTAGCCCGATTAGTTAAACCACTATAAAATAGCCGTTATCCTTGGTCGGGGGCGGCTATTTTTGTGTCTTGTTACTATCCTTACCAAATGTGTATCCAGCTCCAAAGCAGGTCAAGCCGAAACTCAACACCGCAATCAGTCCTAAAATATCCATGTGGCTTAGCCCTCCTTTCCCAGATTCCCTTTCGGGTTTCTATGTAAACGGAGGGTCACATCCCTCCGAAGAAATTCCGCAGAGGGCTAACCGCCTACCATCTTGGCAGCACCCATACTGGCAGTTTACCATGCATCAAGACTTTTTTCAATATTTTTCGACATAACGGAGGTAATGCCATGAAAAAGAGTGAAGCAGCGGCAAGCCTTGTGCGTGTCGCCTTATATATCCGTGTTTCCGGGGAGGAACAAAAAATACACGGCCTTTCACTGGAAGCCCAGCAGGAACGACTTGAAAAGTTCGCCCGTGAACGCGGCTGGGTCATTGCAGGGGTCTACATAGATGCTGCAAAGACCGCCCGGAAGCACCTGCACAAGCGCACGGAATTCCAAAAGATGATTGAAGCCGTCAAGCGGAATGAGATTGACATACTGCTTTTCTGCCGCCTCGACCGCTGGTTTCGCTCCGTGGCGGATTATTATAAGGTTATGGACATCCTGCATGAACACAACTGCGAATGGCTGACAACGGATGAGGAATACGACACGACAACCGCAAACGGGCGTTTATATATCAACGTGAAGCTGTCCATAGCCCAGAACGAGGCCGACATTGACGGGGAAAGGATAGACGTGGTATTTGACAGCAAGATCGCGCATGGTACGGTTGTTTCCGGCAACTGTCCTTTCGGTTTCCGTGTGAATGAAGAAAAACGTCTTGAAATCGTTCCGGAGGACGCAGCCATTGTGAGGGACGCTTTCAGCCACTTTGAAGCTAATGTTTCCCAGCTGTCAACCGTGAAGCACATCCGGGAAACTTACGGTGTAAATTGGTGTACTGCTACTTTCCGGCGTATGCTCTCCGAAAAGCTATATACCGGGGTATATGACCGGGGCGACAGATATAATGACAGCTTTTGCCCATCAATCATCAGCCATGAACAGTTTGACCATGTGCAATCGTTGCTTGCAAAAAATGCCCGGTCTTCTCCATCCGGCAGAGTATATATTTTCACTTCGCTTTTGAAGTGTGCTGAATGTAATCATAATATGGTTGGACGTATTGCATATAAAGGCAGCCAGCTATATTATTACCGTTGCAACCAGCATTTCCAGCGTGGGCGGTGTTCGCATAAAAAAGAAGTCCGGGAAGACGTAGTTGAAGCGTGGCTGTTCTCCCATCTGGAAGAAGAAATTGACCGTTGCCAGCTTGAATGGGAAGTACAAGCCGCCGCCCGGAAACGTGCCGCCACCTCCAGCGACAAAGCAACGCTGAAACGGAAACTTTCAAAACTGAAAGAATTGTATGTGAATGAGTTGATAGACATTGAGGAATACAGAAAAGACTATGATATATATACCGCAGCCCTACAAAATCTGCCGGACCCGGTACAAGAAGCCCCGCCAGACTTCGCAGCCGTCAGAAAAATTTTAACAGCTGATTTCAAAGCGATATATGACACTTTAACCCGTGAAGAAAAACGCACCCTTTGGCGGTCCATCATTGAAGAAATAAAGGTTGATAATGACGGAAATATCACGGGTATTGTTTTTGGGTAATGTTGTACTAACTTAACACTACCCGTGGGTTCATCCGCAAATAAAACCTCAGGCATATTAATCATGCTTCTACAGATGCAGGCTCTCTGAAGCTGCCCTCCCGAAACTTCATTGATGTCGTTATCGGCAATATCAATAATACCAAGCTTACGCATTAAGTCCTGTCCACGCCCGACCGTTTCCTTACGTGTTTCGGTATTCTTATTGGATTGTATCGCAGGAAGAATAATATTATCGAGAACGGTCAGATTTTTAAGCATATACATCTGCTGAAAGATAAAGCCCATTTCGTCAAGACGTAAGTTTGCAAGCTCCTTTTCACTCATTTTTGCAATGTTCTTTCCACAGAATTTTGCTTCACCTGCGGTAATGGAGTCCATGCCCGAAACGGCATACAGGAGAGTGGATTTACCCGAGCCTGACGGGCCCATAACGGCTACCATTTCGCCTTCAGAAACGGTAAAGTTTACATTCTTCAAAACGTTGTTCTGACGTTTGTTTACGATATATGTTTTGCAGAGGTCTTTTACTTCTAAGATATTCATAATGGTTTCCTTTCTTATTCAATATTAGGAGTATCGGAGGACTTGATTTTTCTTGTATAAAGTGAGGTCAGGAATGCACTTAAGGTTGTTGTAGCAAGAATTACAAGGGGGAAGATCAGATACATTTCAACAGGATTGATCACGTAGTCAACTGCAAGCTCCATACCCATCATTTTAAATATCGGGTCAATGCAGAGGTGAGTCAGGGGCATTGCGAAAATTTCACCGATGGTTACCGCAATCATTCCCACAAATGCAAATCGCAATGCGTGGTAAACGTAGATTTTTCCGTTTCGTGTGCCAATTGCTTTCATAAGTGCGATTTCTCCCTGTTCCTTTGCGATAAAAGAACGCTCCATAAGCACGGTTATAAGTGCGGCTAAGACGATTGTAAGGATAACTATAAGGGATTTTACTGCGGCAAGAGTATCCGTAACGCCCAGCATATCCGCTGTTGCTTCGGCGCAGGTTTTTATATTATCATAATCTGGAAAAATCTTCTGAATTTCTTCTATTCTCCGTTTCATCTCTTCGCTGTCGGGGTGATCTGTAAACATAATCTGCGTATTGTGACCGCCTTGTGCCTGAACATAATTTATGTACTCATCACAGTGGAGCCGTATGCCGCTGCCCTGCATATTCATTGACTGGAAGAACGCTGAAATAATATATTCTTTATCTCCGTCAATGGTTTTAATCGTAACGGTATCACCGATATTTGCGTTCAGCTTATCCGCAGCAATTCGTGTTATTGCGATTTCATCGGTATTCTGTGGTGTTGTTCCTGCTGTGTATTCGTACATATCCATTGACACGCCTGTGCCGTGATATATAGTGATATTGCTCTCGTTTTCTCCGAAAACTACGGGCAGGGTGAACAACATTTCCTGATAACATTTTGCAGGAATACCATTTTCGGCAAGAGTCTGTTCCATATCGTCAAGGTGCTTTTCAAGCTTTTCGTGTCCGTCTTCCAACATACATTCCATAATCATTTTACTGTCAAGATATATGTCACAATCTGCCAAGCCGAATGCCGAGACAAGGCTGCCGCTGTTCATAGTGGAAACGGTTGCCGAAAGCACAAGCAAAAGAGAAAGACAGAGGAAGAATGTAAGTGTGATAATGCTGTAACGCCTGGGGCTGCTTACAATATCATTCAGTGCAAGGAAAGGCGTTGCAGGAAGCTTGGATTTGCCGAGGCTCATTACACTCTTTTTATGGAAACGTTCACCTGTCTGGCCGTTTCTGATCGCGTCAATGGGCGTCATTTTCCTGACCTTGCCTGTACATCCGTAGCAAAACAGCAGAATGACCGTAATTACCAGCACTGCACAGAGAATGTTTACCAAAACCAGGCTCTGATTTCCCACAATAATTGTCTGGGAGGAAACGCTCATAAGCATTTCACTAAAGGGGAAGCTAAAAGCAAGACCGATAGCCGCACCGATTATGGAAAGCCCCATATACTTTACAAGGTATAAGCCC